TTCGACTGCTTGTATCAGTATTCTCACTAATGGATACATCGCAAGTGCCGTTATTACTGCCTGAAGTAGTTCCTAAAGTAATCCAACTATACGCAGATCTTTCTTCAACTGTCCAACTAACATTACTTGCAATAGATAATGTCTCAATATCCGCTGGATATGATTTACTTACTGCAGTAGGTGATATACTAAGAAATTCACCAACTGTTACCGTTATATAGTTTGAGTACGCATAGTTATAATTCTTAAAGTTTACTCCTATTATATAGTCACCTTCTGTAGAAGGTGCGGTAGTACCCGGCACTGTCACTTCCTTTATCTCACCCGGTGCTATAATACCAGTAAACGAATATCCTGATGACATTAAAATCCAAGAGGAGCTATATAAAAGCCACCTATACCTTTTGGATGTTGGGGCATTACCGGTGTTCTCTACCATCACCTTAGCAGATAAGGCATCTTCTGGCTCCACCTCAATAGGTGATAGGGTGACAGAATTAATCCTCAGTGAGGCATATAAAATTTCAGCCATATCAACATCCCATATTCTGTTCTTAACATCATAAGAGCCTCTGTTCATCATATATATATGATTAGGCAATAAGTCATCTCTGAATGACCCTATAATATTAAGCTCTTGTGTCTGTGACTTCTCTATTAGAGGCATCTGTATAACATGCTGTGGTTTACACTTCTGTAGTGCTATCTCCTTACCTATAAGCTCTAATAAGGGGACTTGTGTGAAATCCTCGAAATAGGTCCAGGTAGATGTAGGTACTCCAGCTATTGATAGTGCGCCTCTGAAATTATCAAGGATGAGGTCCATATTAGAATCTATTACATCACCCAGAAGATACCCTACCTCTAAAGAAGGGGCTTTTATGTCATTATTGAATATATATTCCTTAGATACTATTTCATCCTTAACATCAAATGATGTAGTCCGGGGGTATTTTTTAGCTGCCCACGCATCAGCAGCTACTCTGCCCCTCCAATAAATGTTGTAGTAAGTTGGTCTTTTAATTTTATTAAGAGTAACATAATCAGAAATAGCAGAGATTTTTATATTTTTTAATCCTATATCATGAGCGGCAATAGTACCCTTTTTAGCATATATCTCTATAAGAAAAGGAGCAGATAAATTAACAAAAAGACCTGGTATTGTTATTATTTTTTTTCTATAAGACTGCCATCCACTACTCCCTGGAGGTAAATCAGGTATAGCTATTCTAATATCCTGATAGTATGGATTCCATACTAATTGATTATCATCTGTTGTACTTTGCTTTAAATAATAATCCCCTAGATGATCCTTAATAACAATCTTTATTAGAGCATCATGAATAGTAGAAGTACTATTGTTACTATAAATATAATCAAATGAAAAATCTATTGTATCACTCATATCTGCTGGGGCATATATTGCAAATGCTTGAGTTATATATGTACTCCAATCGTTTGCATCCTCTTCATTATTAAGACCTAGTAAACATATACCCTCGTCTATCCCAGGAATAACCATACTGGCAGGCTTCGGATATGGCAAGTTAACCTCTGTCCAGTTTGGCACATCATAAGTATCGTTACCTGTATCAATAAAATTATTACTAAGAAATTTATGGTTGTTGAGCATACTATCCCTATATCCATAATCATGTATCACTTTAACCTCATTAACAGGCCTCTCCATCATCAAGTAGCCTCCCGGGACCTGCTGAAGGTTTGTTGGCGTAGTGCTTCTGTTGATATACTGTAGAGGCTGATAGCTTATAGTTGACTTAGTAGTATCACCTATCCATCTCCTACCATATACGGTCTCTGTAGAACCAGATAGCTCAGTAGGTCTAAATATATTATATAAGGCATTATACTGCCTTATAACAGCGTTATACTTGCTTAGTATATGCTGTAGTACCTCATAGCACATCATGCCCTCAAACAGCATTGTATCGATCTGTATGTATTCCATAGGGCTATGATCATTATCTTGTGTCATGCTAGTCTCAAAGATATTCACATACTCTTCGAAGTTTATGAATGTAGAGTCCACCTTCTCAAATATATCCCTTAGTATAGCTATCTCGGTCTTTCTACCTGAATAAGGTGATCCATCCTGTTGCTCATATTTAATAGTTTTGAGGTAGTTTAAGCCATCACCTGCCACTATTTTTACAGGGTAAGGTGGCTGGTCGTACATTTCCTGATAAGACCCGGGCTCTATAAATCCATGCCAATAAATTGAATCATCCTGATAGATATTTAACAGAAATTTTTTCTCCTCCATTGATACCAAGTCCAGTAAGGGGAAGTTAGTCTCTGAATAGCACTCTATATTAGCAAAACTTGGTCTGATAGGGTCAAACAGCTCGTCTGAGTCATTATCATGATAAAATATCAATGGGTTACCAGTAGCGATTAAGTCCGTTATATCGCCACTAAATTCATCCTCATAGATTTGTATGCGCCAGTTAAGCTCTCTCTGATCATCAAATTCTATTCTATATTTAATCCCCCATGCCATTATACGTTCCTCCTATTTATTAAGGCTAAATCCCTACCTGAGATCACCCCCTGTACGTTAATTGTTTGTGTACCACTATTAACACCCATACTCTTAGTACCGCTTGCCCCCTTAGTAGCGGAAGTCATACCCATATAAGCTTTGAAGGCCGCTCCTGTTATAGGACCACCTGTTATAGCCGATAAGATGAAAAACATAGCCGCTTTAGCTGCAAACTCGGCAGCCATCTGTTGTAATGCTCTGCCAAAGGAATCTGCCATAGCCTCAAATCCGCCCTCTGTATTCTGAAAAAATCCGGCAAAGGCACTTTCTAAGCTATTAACAAAGTCCATACCTGCATCTGACATCTCTCCAAAAGGCTCTGTAATAGCTTTATCTTCATCCTCTGTCATAGGTATTAACTTGTCTGTTGGCACCTTAGAGGCACCTACATCAGGAACGAGACCCTTACCTTTTAAAGGAGTAGGAGCTTCCACTTTTTCTATAGCATCCTTCAAATCCTCTACAGCTTTTATCTGTGCTTCAATTACATCTAATTCATCATACAGTATCTTTAACCTTTCAATCTCTAATATACTTGTAGCCTCAATTACTTCCTGTTTTTCCTTCAAAGCCTTTTTAAGAGTTGATAATGTTATAATCTCTTTTTCAGTACTTCCACCATCCGGGTCAGGTTCATCTAATAGATTTTTTAGTTCCTCTATCCCCTTCTTTGTTTTATCTATTAATTCTATTTGAGCTAATAGGTCTTTTTTTAGGGCAGCCATCTGTTGCAAACCAGTAACAGTACCCGGGTCGTAGGTTTTTGCTGTTTGCTGTATGGCTTCAAGACCAAACTCATATTGCTCAAGAAGTCTGATTTGTTCATCAAGCTCAGCCCCTAAGTCCTCTTGCGTCATACCTGCGAAAGAAGATTCGTTACCTTTATCTATCAAATCAGCGAGTTTCTGCATCCCTTCTATGACATCCTTAAGCCATATCCACTCTGTTGCTTTTTCACCTATAGCAGCTTTAAGGTTTTTGAATGCTGTACCTATCGACGTTACTGAGATAGCAGTTGTATCTGCTACATCACCCGCTTCGCCTAATTCTCTCTGAATAATTCTACCTACAGCCTCAGCATATGTACCACCAAGCTTTAATTCATCCTGTATAGCTATCAGTGAGATACCAAGATTGTCCAATATCTTACCCGATTTTCTACCTATACCCTTTATTATGCTATCTACAAGGTAGTCAACGGACTCTCCTGTCTCTATAGCTCTGTTGGTTGCAAACTTAAAGTAAGTAGCCAGCTCACTCAAGGGTATTCTGAAGTTACTCGCCTGTACAGAGGCTTTCATCAGCTTCATATCAGTTACAGTCCCCCTAGTGGCCTTACGTAGGTTACTCAATAAGCCAGGCTTGTTAAGCTTCTCAAAGGCTTTCCTGACTCCAGTCACCTCACCACCAAGCTTTATCATATTAACAAAGAACTCTGCTACCCTCTTAATAGCAAAGGCAGCCGATATAGCTACCCCTATCTTATAAAAGGCATTCCGCATGCTCCTGCTCTCTTTCCGTGCCTTCCTGCGTAGCTTCTGGGTAGCCCGCTCTGCCTGCTTAGCGGAGTCTTTAAAACCTCTGGCATTGCCATCTATTTTTACTCCTACACTAACTTTCTTAGCCATTATATCTCATTTTTTAATCTATTTTCATATTCTTTTGCAGCCTTAACTACATCAATATTGTCATCCTTAATAGGTTTTTTATCTATGCTTAGTGGCATCATATCTAATTTATCCGGTTTCTTACTGGACTTTACATCCGGGGACAGTGATATCATCATGTGCATTACCTCTCTAGCCAACCATGCCGTATTACGTTCCCACCTCTTCCAATAGCCCCTGCTTGACATATTAAGCTCATATAGTGTAGCCTCCTTATATTGAGATAATGACCAGCCCATCTCAGAAAGCGCAAATGAGCGTAGGTCACTAAATGTTGTCAGGTTTTTTTTTTACTATCATTTGTGCCCACATCTTTCATAGCCTTAAACATCTCTTTGACCAGACTAAATATCTTAGCCTGCTCTACTGCGGTTATATTACTCGCCCATCTCAAAGATTGATTATATTTAAACTTAGGTTTTTTCCTATCATATTTGCAGGCATTTAAATAGCCATGATATAGTAATAGCCTTGAAAACTCAACTCCATTTTCAGTAATAAAATCTCCTACCTCATGAAATTCTATTTGTGCTTCATTACAAATATCCTCCAGGGTACCTAAATTGAGTACTATATTTACGGGCCTTCTATAGTTAAACCCAAATTTTCTGAATGGTAGATTTATATACATTGCTATCCAGTTATTATTTCTGACACATTCGTATGAGATAGTGAAAAATTAGATCCTACTGTATTACTTATTCTTACTGTAGTAGTAGTATCCGTTGTGTCTGCAAGTAATGATATAATATTTACTCCCTCGTCCAAGTCTGCGGTATTACTAATATAACCAGTTCCACTGTATAATCCTATTACAGGAGATTCTCCACTTGTCATTGTAAGGTAAGTAAATACCATATAACTTTTACCATTAGCAACACTGATAGTATTGCTGTCTGCAGTAGCATCATCTGCTGTATTAATAGCGCTTATTACTGAAGTACCCTCAGTAGTAAATGTATCGTAGGAGTCTGATTCTCCTAAAGTGGTAATTAGGTTTTCTCCCATAATATTTGGTGTTCCATCAATCGTTATACTACCTGTCACAGTCAAAGCCTCCTCAGAAGGCCCCGTAAGGGATACTGAGGCTATATCTCCATAAGCTAAATAGGTATGTACCGGTCCACCTTCTATCAGTAATACAAGGTTTTTTCTATCGTTTAGATACGCTACCAGTTCCTTAGCACTCTTCCCGGTAGTTGATACTAATCCATCTATTTCCACATCAGATGACCTTCTACCGTTGCCATGCTCAGCCCAACCTCCACTGTCTTTAGTTGAGGCGTCAAATAACTCCTGATTTATGTTAACGGCAACTCCACTTTGAGCGGCTATTACTTCTCCGTCAACATAAACCAATAAGAGTGTTCCATTAATTTTTGCCATAGTTATCTCTTTTTATAAAATTGCGGATAATGCTCCGTTACCTGTTATTGTTGTGGAAAAAGTTATTGCCTCCTCGGATGCTCCTGTTATAGTCACATCACTGAAAGTACCATTACCTGTCCAGCCATCTGAATTAGTAGGATCATCGGTAGTAAACTCAATTACTGTATCCGCTGTTCTATCTATAATAGCTGACAGTATTGCATCGGAGGTTAATCCATCACCTGTGGTATCATAAAGGCCATCTACTGATATAGACCAGTCCCTACGCCCTTTAAGGTGAGTTGACCACCCTCCATCATCCTTAGTGGAAGTATCCGCCAAGTTTGCATTTACAGTGAGTGTAGCAGAAGTAGAATGTAATATCTTATCACTTCCTGAAAGCACTGCGTTTAAAGTTCCATTAATTTTTGCCATAGTAATTGTTTTTTAAATAATTAATTATTAATATTGAGTTATCTCTACGCTAAACGTCATTTTGTTCATATACACATCTTCGTTAATATTGTAACCTTCGGAAAGACTCACCATTAAAATGTTCCAATAGTTAACATCACCATAAGACCCATTTTTTAACTCTAATGCCTCTCTTATCTCCCATACTATATCCTGTAGATTTGAGTAGTTATTAGAAAAGCTAACTACGCTAAAGGTTACAGTGTCTCCTGACCATCCGTCACTGGTATAAGAAGGCGACACACTATCCATGGTATAAACTATAGCCGGCAATTTGGTGTTTTCATTTATGACATACGGATAAATGCTGACACCATCTACTAAGGCTGTTAGCCCTGCGCTTGCTTTTAATAAATATGTTATAAGTATTCCTATCATATCAGTTTTTTATTTGTTCTTATTATAAAACGGTCAATCGCATTATACCATTCATCTTCTATACTGCCATAAACCTGCTTTTCTGTACTATAAAAAGCCCTCTCCACAAAGTGAGTTCCTGTCACCTTACCTGTACGTCCTCCGCTTTTACGTATCCTATCTACCGTACCATACTCTACCAGGTGACCATACCACCCTTTGTTGAGACCCACCGTCCTAGCCCCAACTATTATAGATATATCATTAGGTAACATTACAGACGCTAAAGATCGTCTTAGCCTGCCTGTATTTACAGGTACATTTGCACGCATAGCCCTTAATAGTGGCCTGGCAGCCTTTTTAAAGCCCGAGGTGAATATTTTACGTTGATCCATTGTTCCAAGGCTTGCAAAGAAGTCTTCAAGTATCTTTATCTGTTCTGTTTTTAGAGTCATTTCCATCAGTCATTCTCCTTTTCTATTGATAACCTCATCCCTTCAGACCTTCCAAGAGTTTCAATGTAGGTAATTACATAAAAGTCCTCACCCCCATCAATCTTCAGCTTCATAGTCTCATCAACTCCAGTTCTATACCTTATTGTTAATTCCTTAGATTTGCTGTAGAACCTCTCTTCGTGAGATAAGCCCTTACTACCTCCTACCTCTCTGATCTCACCCCTTGTCCTGAATGTTTCTGCGGGCCAAGTGTCAACTGAGGCACTGTACGTATCTCTACTTATTACCTTTTCATAAAATGCTATCCTGTGTATTAGTCTTCCTGCTCTCATTACGCTATTGTATAATGTTTATATCTGCCTATCAACATATCATATGAGAAGGGTACTTTTGTTATATTCACCCCCACCATAACAGGCTCTCTTAACATATAGAAGTGACCCAGCAGTATTAACATAGCCTGTTTAAGCTGGAGAGGTAATGTACCGTCTTCTTTCAACTGTGGGATGCCAGTGTAAGCCCTATATTTTGCATCGCTTAGTACGCCTGAAAACGGTACTGTAACCGTTCCTGTGAGGTCATCTGTAATAGTGGCTATTATTCTGGATGTATCACCCTCTACTTTGATTATATCCCCTGGCTTATAATTTGTAAACATCGTGCCCTCTCCGGTCAGGTTGACATCCGCTGCTGTGCTGATAGTACCTGATATTGTGTAGTAGGCTTCACCCTGAATATCATGAATGACAAACTCCTCTACCATACTTACTAAATCCTGTATGTAGATATCATCATTATCAAAATCTACTCTTAAATGAGCCTTAGCTTGTTGTAATGTAATATAATTGCTCATATGTTTAATATTTTACTGAATCATTTATTATATATTCATCTTTAACTACAGTGAAAACTTTAGTATCATCTGTTATTGTTACATCATACACATACCTACCAGTTGGCAGGGTATTTTGTACTGCTGTAGTTTCAAATACTATTATAAGCCCTGCAATATCTCCATCTACCTCAATCAATGGTGTTAAATCCCTTATATCTTTCTTAACTGTAAGTGTTGCTGTGTATTCTATAAGGTCATCTAATCCTGTTACAGTGCAGGTTATGGTATTAGTGTTACCCTGATAAACTTGTATTTCGTTGCCCATGTTATTATATTTTATTCTACGTTTGTTATTATTTCTCCAAATACTTCAGTACCAGTTATCATACCTGTTAAATCACTCATTAATACATCTCCTTGTATATTCTGCTGATAGTAAATAGGAGGTGTAGTCTCTACCATAGTTCCTCTAATTGAAGTG